TCTCTGCACTCATCTTTTGGTTATTTTGCTTTAATTGCGTAAGTAAAATGTCGTATTGACCTTGTAAATCTTCTACATTAGCGCCGGCTAGATTTTCTTTGGCTTTAATTAAACTCATTTGATCTTTTATATCTTGATCAGAATATTTTTTATTAAATGCAATTTTTTGTTTGGAATTTAAATTATCAAAATTCGCATTTGTTTTTAATTGTTCTAATTTTAATTTATTACTGCTTTCTACTACTGCTATTTGATCTTGCTGATCTTCCATCACCAAAGTAGCTTGCATACTCTTTAATCGTGTTGTTTTCTGAAAGTATTCAGATTTTGCTTTGTATATTTCAGCTTCCATATTAACATAAGCATCCTTTTCATCTTTAGTCAACATTTCATAGGTTCTGCCCTCTTCTTCCATTTGTTGTTTCTTAAGATTAAATGCACGTGTAGCCAACTCAACATGATCCTGAGAAAGTGCCAATTCCATAGCGTCAGCAGTTTTTAAGAACGTAAGTCTATCAGCAATTGAATATTTATCCTTTTGACGTGCCTTATTACGGTTTTCCATTATTACAACCTCTTCTTTTGCATCCCGGAGAATGTCAGCACGCATGTCAGCTGCCAATTTCTGTTTTTGTTTCTCAAGTTCAATCGCCTGTAAATTCTTTTCTGCTAATTTGTCAAGTCCAGGAATAACGGACATAATCACATTAGCAAACTTTTCCAACTCAAGCACTCCGGAAAGTATGACAGTAACCAATTGAGAGAATATGCTCATGATAAAGGTGAGTAATTCTTTGAATGGAGCCAATACTTGGTTGAGTTTATTTGTTGCTTCTCCGTTACTTTCAATGGCAGCCTTTACTAACATAATCGCTGCAGCAATAGCCGCTAAAATAGCAACTACTGGATTAGCCAATAACTCTAACATTGCAGTACCAAAAGCTTTAATGCCTCCAACTCCGGCGGTAGCAAATGAAGTTCCTGTTTTCTCTGCTCCCATTGCCATATTAGCCAGGTTTCCGATAAATCCCTGATTAGCTCCAAGAGCGCTAAGTATATTATTCTTATAGTTACCTACATCCCGGGTAAAGTTACCCATCGGACCTTCCATTCCTTTTAATGCCTTCGATTGTTCGCCAATACTTGCTAACATCGCTTTTCCGGCGGTTGTATCTTTTTGAACTGCGGAAAGTTTATTATATGCTTTATAATTCAAGTCATATTGAGCGGCAAGCTGTTCGTGTGAACCCTTCTCTGCTCCATTGGCGGTGGCTACAAGCTTATTGATTGTGGATGCTTGTGATTTTGTCATATTCATCTTATCGACCGAAACACCCTCTTTTGTCAGGATATTGATCATCATCTGCTTGGCGGACATTAATTCCTGTTCGGCTTTTGTTTCTTTTTCAGCTGCTGCAGCAACTTTAGCAGCGGCATCTGCCCGGGTTTGTTCTGCCTTGGTAGTTGCTTCTTGTGCTTTTTGAGTGGCAGCTATTGCTTGTGCATTTATTAATTCAGTTTTTGCATTTGACTCCTGGACTTTTTGAAGAACCAGTAACTTATCTGCTCTGTTTTTTTCAGCTACACTGATTTCTGTTTGTGCCTTTTGAGCCTGAAGCAAAGTTTTATTATATTCGGACATTATTGATACGACATCACTTACTCCCTTTGCGTTTGCGAATTGATCCATGAACTTTTTAGCAGCATCGGCGCATGTTCCGAGACTGGTCCCGGCCTTAATAAGTTGAGAGTCTAAAAATGTTATTTGTTTAGTGATTGCCTGTTCGTCAATGACTTTATCAATTAATTCACTCATGATTTCTGTTTTAAAAGTTGTTCAATTTCTTTTTCGTAACCGGTTGTCATCCCGCAAAATTCAGCGACTGTAATTTCTTTAGGATTGAGTCGATATCCCATGTATTTAGATAGGGTAATTAGTGAGGTTTGAAAATAATCAACTCCGGGATCCTGATTTTTTCCTTGTTTGGCCAGTGCTTCGAATTTTAGTTTTTCACGATCGCGTTCGATAGCGATCGATTTACATTTACTAATTACCTTATTCAGATTTTGGTTATACTCTTTTTTGTCTTTCCAGTTGAACCTATAGGTGTATCCGAACGACCGTAGGATATCAACACAACTACTATCATATTTCTGAGAAAGGCAATTTACAGCACAAGTAATAGCCAGCAGCTTTGCGTCGAGTCTATAAACTTTTTGCATCCCTTCATAAAATGCCTCATAACCTGAATTTCGGGAAAGCGTGCAATATTCCTCAAAAAGGATTGTCCAAGCTTTCTGTAGTATGAATTTAGGAACGTAGAGCCATTTTAACCGCTTTAATTTGAAATAACTCTTATAAGTAGTACATTCGATAAAATCAGAGAGTAAAACCTTGTCACAGGCCTTATTTACGTTTTTAAGTAGTAGGGATATAATTTTCATAGACTGAGAGATTTTTTTGAATTACCAATTAACGAGTTTCGAATCTTATCAACCACATCTTTGTCGTTCGGATCCAACGTAAATGTATTTTCACCGTACTTTGAAATAATGGGTGTTCCGAATCCATTACTTACCATCCTCATACTATTTCGGTCAATCTTCATAGTTGACCAGAAGTACCCATTTATATAAAGATTAGGAGCATAGAAGTTACGTGCTGAATTATGTGTGATTCTATCCTTCCATTCTGCATATTGTTGAGCGGCTTTCTTGGTTAGGAAATATGGATCATCTAAATACGATGGAGTTAAGTCCTTTCCGGTTCCATCCCGTCCATCCCATAGTTGAGCCTGGATCGCGTAAACGATATCACGCTCGTTATCCATAATTGAATCAGCGATGATAGTCTTTACGTTTTCCTTAGTTGAACGGACCTGTTGAAGTTTTTCGGATATTGTCATAATATCAAAAAAGAGTACCCGCGAAACACAAGTACTCTTTTATTTATTTGTTATCAGATTAAATTTTTTGTATATCTTGAATCTCTTCTTTAACCGGATCTTCTGACTTCCCGTTGGCTTCGTTCCAAATCGATTTTAAACGCTTATCACGCTCTTCTCCGGTCCAATCTGGTATGTTACCTTCCATTGCTTTTATAAAGGCTCCTGAATTCTTGAAACCCTTAACGAAGCCAGGTGAAAAACTGGCCCCGTTCTGAGTGATATGATTCATTATGCTGTTATTGTAACAGTAATAGGAACACCTTCGTAACCATTTTCAGGAGCACCGCCAATTGTGGCAACGCTGAGAGCTTCCGGAGAAGCAAGACCAATCTGATAAGTCCCTACAGGTAAAGTCACATCCCAACCACTTTTAGCGGCATTGATAGCAACTGTGGTAGGTACAACGGCAAGACCGGTAGCAACATTTGTTACTTTCCATAAAGTAACAACAGCAAGTTCAGTAGAATAAAGCGGATACACGTCTACTTTATCGCCTTCAGTACGAATGCCTACAGTCACTTTTCCGGCAGCTACTAAAATGCTGTGAAGTTGAAGATTCAATAATCCTTTGATCGTATCTTCCACTTCGAAAGAAGGGGTATAGATTGCGATATTATCATTCAAATCCTTCATATTACTATGAGCAAATTCAGCAGAGATAACAGCCGGTTTCGTTCCTTCGTTTACTTTCCAAGGTTTTGCATAGAAATATTCTAAGGAAGCACCCATAAAGTTCCCGGCATCATCAGTAGTTCCTATCATAACACCATTGTCGTCGATAAAGAATGCGCGATACTGACCACCATTCAACATACGAAGTTGTTGAAGGTTATAAAGACCCGTTGACTGACTAAATGTAAATGTCCAGTCGTATTTTCCTTCACGAACGATTTCATTTACTCCATATCCTGAAGTATTCTTCGTTACGTCACCCGAACCATCAGCAATTTCCTTAAACCGGAACATCGGATAAATCCGTTCAGCTCCTGATGCAAGTGTAGCATCCTGTAGCGTTTTTTGGAAGTCGAGCATATCGGCTTCAGTAAATTTTTTATTCTTTGATGTCAGAATTGCCCCCACAATAAGCCGGGGTACAACTGCATACGAAGAATTTCCGGTGTTTCCACCTCCGACCACTGCGATCGGTAAGTTTACGTATTTGTTCATTTTACTTATTTTATTAAATGTTTTTTACTTTGATTTCTAAACCCGATATCTCAATCACATCTACTTTATCATTTAAGATATTTCCCTCACCTGCATACAATCCTGATTTACCCCACATCGTATTATCGAATGTGCCTGTACGACCCCAATAATAGCGATCTGTTTGCGTATGAGGTATGTTCTGGTCATACTGGATCATGAAATGTTTTGATCGCTGTATCTGCCTTATAAATTCCTCATAAATTGGGTGAAGAACCGGTCTAAAATTTACCTCAGTTCGTTCATCGGCCTTTAAATTCGGATCAGTTAGATTTGCAATCAAGAAATATAGTGAAGCAGAACAATAGTAATCGGGTGAATCTTTTTTCTCTGAAAAGTCAGTAATCAGGGCTAATAACGGAAATCTCTTATCTTGAGTAATTGTAGCCTTTGACAGTTCGATTAATGTATTGGCGATCTCGATAGGATGCCCGTAGTTGTAATTAACCACATTCGCCAAGTGACAATACCCGTCTTTAAATTCAATGATATCACCGTCTTTTATTTGAAGACCCTCAATTATCTTATACCCCTTATCTGTATAGCTTACACGATACATCCCATCCTTTTTAGGAAGTGAATTAATGTTTTTCCAGTCCGTAAATTCTCCAGCAAGGGCTTCATTTACTTTTTGAACCACATCACGGAACATATCTACTATGTATAAATGCTTTTTCATTAGAAATTAAAGGTATTTTGATCGGTATAAACATCCTCGTCGGGTAAATATCCCGGATAGATATCTGAATTAAGCTGAACGAAAGAACGAAGTTCAGTAAGTGAGTAAACCATTTCATTCCATACTCCGACCTGATGATCAATGGGCGAAACAGATTTTGCATTCTCCTTAGAGGATATTGCTTCGCCGTTTCCGGTTGTAGAACTTGCATTACTCCTGGACCAGTTCCACCAAACATAATTTGCAAAAACAGATACTTTTAAAACCGGATCAACCAGATATCCTGCAAGCGTTGTCCATTTTGGATCAGGAGTTGCAGGATCCACAACTGTCATTCCCATTTTGAATAATAGATATAAGTCGTTTCCAAGTACTTTTTTCAGGAATTCAGGTTCACGTTTCTCAATTAATCGAGTTAGTTTATCTGCATTGGCCTGAGCAAGTGCTCCGGATGCTCCTACACCAGTTGAACTGACATTTGGTATATTCAGATCATCTCCGGTGAAAAAACTATTATTTACTTTCAGGATTGACATTCTTTGTATCTGTTGTTTGAGTTACCTTTGTATCCGGTTTTACAACTTCTTTCTTTGCAGATTTAGGAGCTTTCGCTTTAGCAGGTTTATTTACTTTTTTCTTTTCCGGTATTAATGCTTTCGCTTCAGTACCTTCAGAAACAGTAATGAATCCTCGATCAACTCTTCCCCTATTCTCTTTCACAACATTCTCAATATGCCGGTCTTCTCCGGTTATGGTTATTGTTCTCATTGCTTTAGTTTTATAAATAGTAGGTAATCGGTATTTGATTACCTACTATTTAGATTATACTACGCTTTTGTGATTAATGTAATCACTTCAGAGAATTTTCCTACTAAGAATGCGTAAGGATTATAAACAGGGAAAATAACTTCTTCCTGAGCGATTACAGCCACTTGATTGGCACGTTTGGTACTAACGTCTTCAGCGAATTCCAACTCCAAAGAGGTGAAATCAACAAGCGAAGCACCCATAAGGAAGTCTCCCATACAGAATTCATCCGGCACAACGGCAGTTGTTTCTGTGATAGGTAAATTACCTATGTACCAAACTCCGTTTATAAATTTAATGATATCCAAATAACGGTCCTGGGTATCTTTCAACATACGCAATTTGAATACGTCAATCGGATTGATAGAAACACTGTTAGGTGTGTATTCTCCGTATGTTAAATAAGCCTGAACTGCCATGATAGCATCGGCAATAGTTGGAGCAACAACAGTACCGGCAAATTCACCACCAGCAACAAATGTTGCAGCAGCAGCATGAGCATCGGTTTCGGCAGTATAAGCGCAATCAATTACGATTTGACGATCATTTACCTTGTTAGCAACAAATTTCGCATTGTAAGCAGCATTGGTAAATCCGGCAAATGTGATATAAGATCCGTTATTGATTTTTGACTGAGGAGCCAAGAATTCAATCATGGTTTTTGTACCTCCATCGTACGAAGTAACATGCAATACAGCAGTTGCAGCACCGGTGATCAGAGTACCAAGAACATCCTTTGCATTCTTAGCCAGTTTCCAGATACCTTTGATATTATCACCGGTTCCATCCCCTTTTAGAATTTGAAAATCTTCAGCCAAACGAATCATTGCAGGGATACGGTTAGACAACCAACTTTGCATCCATTTTACTGATTTCAACATTCGTTTACTGATAAACATTATAGTACCAATTCTATGTGTTCCGTCAGTGATTTCAGTTACCTTGAATGCACTTTCAGGTAATACACCATTTTCAGATACGGCAGCCGCATTTCGATCTAAATCGGTAATCTGTTGATAGGTCAAAAAAGGTTCTTCACTCGTTTCGGTCATCAGAATATCACGAACACCAATCTTACGAGGTTGTGGATTTTCTGATACACGATCAGTTTGCATACTGATATTGGTAGTACCACCGGTATAATTACTGCCTAAAGACAGTGCCTTGGTAGTAATCTTTATTTTACCAGATGTTTTACGTGTTCTTCCGGAAGCAAATTCTTTGAACTTTTCGCTGTCTAATACTTCTTTGACTGCTTTTTGAATCTGAGATTCTCCGGGTTCCATATTCAGCCCCTTGGTTTCTAAAGTTTCTAATTTTATAGCCATTTGTTTAATAGAATCACCCCAGGTACTAATTTCTTTCAGTCGCTTTGCAAACTCCCCGGACTTTTCATTTATTTTTCCTTCATCAACCTCCTTTAAAATACTTTCTAACGCTTTGGTCAGAATTTCAGGATCGTTGTTTTTAGTTTGAAATTGCTCCAGGGCTTCATTCATTTTACTAACAATGGTAGCCATTACATCTTTTTCTTCCTGATTCATTTCAGAATCTTTCTTAACGTTTCCACCTACTATCATCGCGATAGGAGCAACAGCCAAAACGGATGTTACGGTCGGATGAATCACAAAACACATTACAGCAATAATTGCTATAATGGAAAATCCGAAGATTTTCAACTTAAAAGATTGTCGAGCTTTTATACCCGCAATACTGTCCTGATTTCTTAAATTCTTTTTCATTTTTTAATTTGATAAATGGGTTAAATAAAAAGCCGGAATAAAGATCTGAATCCTTATTTCGGCCTGTTAAAAGCTCTTTCGATTTAAAATATAAATCGGTATTTAATTTATTTGATAATTAAACCTCCTAGTGTTTTGAAACTGAAGGTGGACAAACCGGCCTTCTCAATAGGAGTATTATCACATGCTTCCTGAGTGGACGGAGCCGGCTCAATGGCATTGCATTTATAAACTCGTGAATAGCATTTGTTACAGCGCACGTAATTGGTAAAGTTCTCAATGCCTTTTGTGGTCATTTCCTTTTCGGTAAGACCTTTTGAAAGTGATTTTTGAGAGTTGATGATCGCTTCAACCTGGACCTGAAATTCAGGTTTTAATTTCTGCATTTCGATATAAACGATACCGTCAATCATCCAACGTGCGTACTGATTGGCAGCCTCCATTACCTGTTGTTCGAAAGTGGATTCATCACAGTCATTGTAATCGAATGTTTCTCCACAGGTAGGGCAACAAACCATACAAGAACCGTCTGTTAGGTCTTTGGTTATGATCTTAGTAAGAGTACTGATTGATTTCTCAATCTTAGCAAGGCGTTCATCCGAATATGGAAGCTTAATCGACTTAGTTATGAATTCAAGTTGTTCCTGCATTTGATCCACGGACATCCCTCCCATATCCTTAAGAGAGATAAGAGGTGTATTTTCGTTTGCACCCCAATTGGTAAGTGTTGAGTATTCCCACATCTTATATTCTGTTACCTCGGCTAAATTTGCAGGATTTCGTTGCATGATATCAACCCCGATCGAGTGCTCGAGTGTTTTATTATTTTCTGCATAGAGTTGGTAATCGTAATAGATATCAAGCGACAACTGTTTCTTCATATTAAATTTAGAAGTCATTTGAAGATATTCAGGAGTCTCTTCTCCGAACAATGGTACACCTAACAGTTGAGCCTTGTTGTGATTTAAAAACCATTTACAACGATCAAAATTCTCATTAAGCGTCTTAGTAAATGATCCAGGCATAGAAATATCACCATCTGAATCCTTATTACCAAATGCGTTAACGGCGATTACTACAACCCCGTTTTCATCAACGTTAGCTACTTTTGTTCGCCACTGATTGCCTTTCTTATTACGTTCCTTAATTAGCATTTTGAGTTGTATTTTGAGAGTTATTATTCGGTTGTGTACCGCTATGAAGATTTACATTCATTGCGGGAATTTTAGAAATGTTCGGATCAGCCCAGATATAATAGTCTCCTCCGGTAGTGAGTTTTTCCTCTCCACATTGAACTAACATCATATTAAATGTAATAAGTCCTTGGTTATACTTTAAAAGTGCCGTAGTGGTCTTCAGATTATCTGTAGTGGCTTCATCTTTCTTATTGTCCTGAAGTACTTCGACCTTTGAGAAATCAGCATCGATATACATTCCTCCCGGGCCTTGATTGAGTCCTAAAAAACGGTTGATTTGTTCGAGTATCTTTTCAGTCAGTGGAATTACCGTATTTGTGTAGAAACTCTTCTCAGCAGTGTCCATATTCGCGTAAGTGCTCATATCCTTTCTAGGGATTAATATTGCCGGCATTCCAAAAGCACCGGCAATGGCAACGGCATCGGCCAACGTTTCATCGAAAGGTTCGAGCTCGGTAATTGACATACCAAACTTGACGAAACTCACAGGAACATCTGATAAAACAAATTGCCCTTTTTCTTTTTCAAGACCGTAATTCTCATTAAAGTTTTTCTGTAAACTTTCCTTTTCTTTTTTGGACAGAGCAACAGTTCCCGCGTTATCGGTCTTATTGCTCACAATCGCACCAAGAGCCCCACGTTTGACGTAAATCACATTTCGAGCCTCATATACTGCACATAAGTTACTAAGAGGATATTCAAGCGCCGTGAGCTTACTACGACCCCTTAAGTACCAATGATCAAACAGCAGATTTGTTTCTTTGAAATGAAGTACGTTATTTGGTTCGAAGTCCCGGTTACCCATTCCTGAAATAAGCTTATAGGATTTTATTATTTGATCTTTCGGAGTATTTGCGAAAAGCTTTACGTCGAAAGGATATTGAGGCTCTATGCAGTCAGAAGGTAACACATAGTAGTTATCACAAGCTTTCCATCTCTCCCATGAAGCAAGTGTACTTGGAACGGCAGAATATATATGTGCATCTCCAACGATAAGAAGATAGATGATCAGCTGAGTAATAAAGTCCTTGAATCCTTGTAACTCGTTAGGTTGAGTCAAAAATTTATTGATCTGTTTGTTATCCCATATAATTGAATCTGTATCATATGATTTCAACCTGAATTCAGCCTTTAGCACTCGTTTAGCAATCTCTACAACCGGAAATTGAAGTTCTGAAATACTATGAAATAAAGTAATAAAGTTCTTCGCAGCGTAAATAGAATTAAATGCAGCCAGGTACCGGTCTACATCGTACATGGTCGATTTATACCCATTTGTTGCACCGGTTACCTTACCCGTATTATCGCGGGTAATGGTGGCAGATCCCATCCACTTCTTTGCAATACTTAGTTGTAAATCTTTAATTATGCTCATAGTATAAATTAAAAAGCCGAAACAGATAATTAGTCCGTTTCGGCTTGTTTAAAGCTCTTTTATTACAGTTCGTCTGCATGTTGGCAGTAGTTCGGCGGGGATTCCTATTTTGTTAGCTTTACAAAAAATAATATTAATTCAAAGGTATTGATCAGATACCAATAAATTTCAACTACTTTCAAAATCCCCTTTTCTTTTGGTTTTGAGCCTCCGGTACGATTCGAACGTACGACCTATTGCTTACAAGGCAATCGCTCTACCAACTGAGCTAAAAAGGCAACTTTAAATTAAAATATAAGTATCAAATCAATTTTACCGATGATTTATCAAACGACTTGTCAACCACTCCATCGACTACATAGAATTCATGCCGGCACCTGGAATCCTTACAAATGAATTGCTGAACTCCTTTGCTTTCTGACATCGCACCATTAACGCGACTACAGTTAGGACATCGAATATATTTAAGTTGAATCATACGTTCATTACAATTATTTTTTCACTTACTCCATGACCACAACAGGCGGACGTTGCACCATTAACAAATCCCATACATGCATCATAACCCTCTTTAGTAGGTATGCGCCCACAGCGTTTGCATGGTCTTTCAATAGTTATTGGTTCTTTATTATCTGACCATAGCCAGCAATCATTTTCAAATACAATTGACCAACCGCGTGAAGTCCCTGTTATCATTCAATTTGTTTTTTAAAATACTCTGCAACTCCTGATAGGATATTTGAAGCCTCAATGCTTATTCCTTTGTAATTATCGAGTAAATTCTCAATAAAGGCCGTATATTCCGGATCAGAGTCGTAATCTTTTTTAAAATATAAATTGCTTTTAATAAATCCTGACATAACGAGTATTCGACTTTCTTTCTTCGTTGGTTCGGTAAGTATTCTGATTGAACTACTATCACATTCGGTTCGGATATTTCGCCCGTATTCATACCATACTGGGATTGATTCAAAAGTTACTTCTTCAGGATCTGATTGCTTAATGAGTTCAACAGACCGATTAAAGCTATCCCCGGCATCCTTATTGAAAATCACATCAGTAATATAAACCCGGTCTTCGATCAGTTTAGAAACTACTAAACTAAACACCCCATTCACATCCGGAACAATCCGGACGTTAATTAGAGCATCTTTAAAATCGATATCAGTATAAAACTTCATTTGATCATCTTTAAAATTGGAACGGTTACGCCTGAGTGAAAAGTCTGTATATTTATCTTTAAACACCTCACATAGGAAGTATCTTTTTGTGTCTGAATAGTGGCCGGATTCTTCATAAGTTTGCCCGGTTCGCTTATCTCTAATTCTTTTCTTCAGAATCCCACCGTTTGCATCCTGTTTAGTAATCATGTAATCCTTGACAGATACCTTACAACATTCATCTATCACGATCTCAAGAGTCGGAATGTTGTCAGCATAGATTTCATTCACAAACTCACCGGATAGCGCTACAGAAGGATTAACAGAGGGCATGCGTTTCTCAATTATAAACCCGGCTTCTTCAATTCCCTGGCAATACTTATCGAAGAATGACCGCTTTTCTTCATCAATCGTATTATTAGCTGTTGTTGTCTGGTCGCCGTATATAAAAACCTTATCAGTGTGACCGATATCTTTAAGATATTTTGCTGTAAGTTTTGAAGCACTGGTTACGGTATTGTAAGGATCGCGGGCCGGCACTTCTCCGATTTGTTTAGCTAAATACTTTGTTACCTCGAATTCTGCATGTTCTTCGATTTGCCACACTGCAACCGAAATATAGGGCAATACGTTATTATCGATCGTAAGATGCACAGGAGCACAATCCGTGACTGTCTTACCGGTATGTTTGCCTATATTGAACTTCTTCCAAAACTCACCACCTGTTTTAATAGATCCCCAATTTCCTAAAGCGTATATCTCGTAATAATCCGGATCATTCGTCTTATCCCTGTCGAAATCAGCTACTACTTGCCGGTCATAAAAACCGTATAAACCATCAGGAGAACTGACAATCCAAAAGTTATTTAAATATGTTGACTTTATGACAACCGTATCAGGTGGGTTAGTCTCATATTCTCCCGTTTGTGGATTGAAAACCGTTTTGCTTTCGTTATACCACTTCTCTTTTACTTGCGAGTACTCCGGAGGCAGAATGTTACCCTGATCATCGTACACGCAATCAAGATAAGTTTGTGCATTAAGTAGAACCTCTTTATCTAATACCTCGGTTTTCACCCAGTGAAGTTCAGAAATAGGATTTAGTAGGGCGATGATCTGTTGGCCAGACATTCCACGAAGTCGCTTTTTAATCTGTTTCCAATCGGAAAGCTCAAACTCACTTACCTCTTCAAGAACAACACGCTTGTATCCGGTAATACCTTTTATCTTTTCACTATCATCGAGTCCCGCAAAATCGATCTCAGACCCATTAGCAATGCATACAATCTTATTTCTTTTGAATTCAAATAAATGATTCAGGTTCCAATCTCTGATTACTGTTTTAAAATCCTTATAGATCGAATTTTCTATACTAGCTCCTACCTTACGGAATATGATTGTGTCTTCTCTTCCTTTGAGTGCTGAGAAGATAATAGCCTGGACAACCGAATATGTTTTTGAACTACTGGATCCACCGACCAGGAAAATAAAACGTAATGCAGTATTTAAAAATGAGTCAAGAACATGCCAAAAGTTTGGATTAAAAAGTTTGTAGCTGAATTTAATTTTTTGTTTTGACATTATGACAGTATTTTCAGCTATTTTTGTTCGTTTGTTTTTATTCTCCCAGAGAGAGTTTTTAATAATGTTGGTAAATACCTATCATTTTACTATCAAAATGCTATTGTTTTTTAGTTCTAAAACCTATTTCAAGCTCCAAACCTTCAGATAATCCTACCTCAATCTTTTGTGGGGCATCATAACCAAGCATTTTACTGATACTATCAAGTGATTTCTGCTTATCGTAGAGTTTAATCTTCACCCATTCCTCTTCGACAACGATATCATCATCTCCGGGATTCATTCGTTTTTGAACTCTACTCTCTTTTTTAGTTGATATCTCTTGTATGCAGGACTTTTGTTCTTCTGATAGGCTATCAAACTGTTTAAGGGTTATCCATCCGTCACGAAGATCTGAAGCACTCGAAAAGGCAATCTTTGCATGTTCGTTCAATACTCGCAGCGCAGAAATACCGGATGTTTCGGATAAATTCGCCTTTAATCGGGTTATTTCGGCTTTAATATTGACAAATGTTAACATCCTACTAGCCGCTGACGTTGCACTCTTTTCACTATACCCAGCCTTTATGGCTGCTCTAGTAGCGTTATAATCAATGCAATACTCATAACAAAATAGCTCTTGTTTTGCTGTGAGCCTCTTCTCTTCTACAACTACCTCGGTATTTTCCATACGTGTATAAACCTGATTCAATTACCTTTAAAATATAAGAAAAGGGAACATTTCTGCTCCCTTTTAATTAATTATAATCATTTGTTATTCTTAAAATCGACAAAGAGCTTTACTCCTGTGTATTCGTCTGCTTGATTTGCATTTGGTTCGTTCCCAAAACCTATTACCTAATCGTTTAGCTTTTTTGTAGCTAAATATACCCTCAAACACCCTTGCTAAAATCCATGCAAGATTAGGATGTCGAAACAATACATCTGAAGCACGAATTTCGTATTTCTTTGACATTACCCACTCTTGTGATTTTTTAGACCAAAATATATTATATTCCTCAGCAATTATCCTATATAATTTTGTTTTCATAAGTATGGGTTTGTTTCTAAAGTATTAACGTCAATTGCTTCTCCTTTTTCGATTAATCCGGCAATGTCAAAATGTCAAGAAATAAGTTTTTGAATAAATGGAATAACTTCTAAATCTAAATATGCAAAAGGAGCTATTGACACTCTTAAATCCTTGTTGTTATCAATAGTTAACTTTAAGTCTCCAAATTCTTTTTTAATTGAGTCCATCGGTACAAACTTTTCCCCGTCATGCTCAATCTCTTTTGTGAGGTCAGAAAGTGGGTGAAGGATAGGTTTACAAAAGTTATTTGATATACTGTGGAAGCTGCATTCCTTTTCATTAAATCTAACTCCAATTGAATTTTCTTCTATATCAATTGAAAATAAAGTTCCAATTAAATCCTTTTGAATTACTTTTAACCCATAACGCAAACTCATTGCCATAAATTGTTGTTTGTTCATATCTTAATTGTTTTTATATGTTTTACATTTTTTACTCTCATAAAATCCAACGATAGCCCGGTATTCCTCTTTTGAAATTACTATTTCCTGTTTACAATACCATTTTCCCCAGAACTTTCTCATTTTTTGAAATAATTCTGCTTTCTTATCATCTGAGGTTATCAGGTGTTTGTGTAATACAAATGCACTTTTATATGAAAATAGCTCAAGCGTATGAATATCCCCGTTATCTTTAATAATTTTCGTTGTGATTAATGGCTTCATAGCTTTTAAAATATTAATTCTCCTTTTATTTTTTTTCTAAGTACTTTGATAATCCTGGAGTAAAGATCGTAAAGTTCTTTTGTACTTTCATCCCCGTCCCACTCTTTGAAAACACCATCATTGAAGAACCTGAATTCAAATACTTGCATTGCTTTTTCGCTGAATCCTAGTTCTTCAATTGTTGAACGGATCTCGTGCATACGTTCCAAAATATATCCCGATCGGTCCGGATCATCGTTCCCCTGATCTTCGATTTCAAGCGTTGAATAATCCACGTTAGTATCTGAGGGAATAGGTTTGTATTTACTCTGATAAGGTGAAGTGGGTGAACTTGCATTTAGTTTAATCATTCGTAGCACGTAGTAATCTAATTCTGTATATTGCCCGGATTTTGAATTTAATAAGTTCATAAGCACCTCTTCTTCCTTTTGCAATAAAGAAAGAATAACTTCATTGAGTACATCCTCGCTTTCATCTACAATCCCGGCAAGAGAACAATGATACTTTGCATAATCAAGCCATTTAAGATATCTTTTTGTTATGTAATTATTTATTTCGGTGCTCATATTAAAAGGGTTCATCATCATTAAGCTTGCTCACGATATTTTCAAATCCAGCTGTTACGGGATTATTAAAATAAGGAGTAATTCCATCATCCCATATTTTCTTAAATCGATCATCGTGTTGGAATAATACTTTTTCATTTTTCATTCCCTCTCTGTTTTTTCCCATATAAAGTATTCCGCGATTAGTCCAGGATCGATTTTGATCATCAATTGCATTTTCTTCGTAATAACTTGGCCGGTGTGGAAAAATGACGATATCCGCATCCTGTTCAATATTTCCGGATTCACGAAGGTCCGAAAGTTCAGGTTTTTGAATATGTTGTCCCTTTGGTGGTCTGTTCAGCTGAGCGAGTAAAATGATAGGAATATTCAATTCCTTTCCTAGAGCCTTTAACTCACTTGTGATAAATCCTATTTCCAAGTCCCGGGTACCAAACTTTAAATTTGTTTTGATATACTGCAGGTAATCGATAATCATTAACTTTAATTTTCCTTGTCTATGAAGTTTACGGGCATTGGATTTAATATTATGTAAGTACCTGGACTTCACACTATCCGCAATTTTTATATTCAATCTCTCTAATTCAGCTATTTTATTTTCGATTAGACTCCATTCTTCTTTTGAAAGCTGCCCGTTTTTCATGTTATAGAATGAAATACCGTCCTGCTCGTTAATCATTCGCATGATAAGTTGCTTTTTAGTCATTTCAAGCGATAGAAAAAGGGTATCGTTACCTGAAGCACCGGCTGCCTTAGCAAAACTTACAGCAAATTGCGTCTTTCCCATCGAGGGTCTTCCTCCTATTATGATCAGATCCGGAGCTGACCATCCACCATTTAGCGACCTATCAAGAGCATCTAATCCTGTTGGAATACCAACATTTTCACCGGCTTCTCTTTTCCGTTGCTGTTCTTGTAAATACTCTATCGTTTCCTGTATTGATTCCGGCATATCCGAATAATCAGAATCCTGACTAAATGTACTTATATCAGAAAACGCCTGTTCTGTATACTCAATCACATCCGAAACATCAACCTTGTCATCGTATGCCATGCTCTGAATTTCAGAAGCCATGTGAATTAAGTTCCTGGCAATTGATTTCTGTTTCACAATCTGTGCATGAAATTCGATATGTGCTGCAGAACTTACTTTTGATGTAAGAATTGAAATGAAATATGGACCTCCCACCTCGTCAATTTCACCTGATTTACGAAGTTCGTCGGTTACCGTGAACATATCAACCGGATTATGGCTGTTTTTAAGCCTCAACACGGCTGAATATATCTTTTGGTGAGCAACTCTATAGAAA